TAAACACATAGGAACATACAATGTACGCACTAATCGTTAAGACATTCACAGACTTTCTCGCAAGCTTACAGAAAGCACAACAAGCCCGTGCTGACTATTGGATTCTAACCAACATGTCAGACAAAGAGTTACACGATATTGGCATTGCTCGTGGAGAGATACGCAATGTCATAGCAGGAAGTTTCAAATAGTTAGGAGAGCTATTATGGAAAACGTTAAGATACCCTTAGCACTTGTAGCTGCTATGGCTGTACAGCTTGCTGGTGGTGTGTGGTGGGTATCTCAACAAGCTTCCACAATAGCTAACCTAGAAGAAACAGTAAGCCAGCTTGGCTCACGTATGGCTATCGAAGATAACGTCAATCTTAAGCGTGACGTATTAGATAATTCTATGGAGATAGACTACGTTTGGGGTGATATAGAAGAGTTATGGGATGAGTTAGATGCTTTAACTCGTACTATCGCTAGGATCACTGAACTACAGCAGCGTGTAGCTGTTATAGAGAATGAGCTAAAGTACATAAACCGTGACCATACAGAAGTTATGGTTGAGTAGTTTTGCTATGCGTACTAGCCTTTATATCATTCAATCACGCATGGACTGACAGTGGTAACAGGTTGTTTCAGTATTGTTACTACGACTGTGGCTTACCTAAGAATGGTCTCTGGTATGACAGAGTGTACAGAGTAAGTTATAACTATGTATGCCCTATAGAGGTTAAGTTCAAATGATTGATCCTTTTACAGCTATGGCGGCAGCTACTACGGCTTACAATGGCATCAAGAAAGCTGTATCAGTAGGTCGTGAGATAAGTGCTATGACTGGCGCAGTATCTCAGTGGTCTAAGGCTGTTAGTGATTTAGACTTCTTGGAGGAAAAAGCTAAGAACCCTCCTATGTACAAGATGTTTAGTGACACTCAATCTAATGCGTTGGAGATATGGTCACAAAAGCAGAAGCTAAAAGAGATGCGTGAAGAGTTAAAGTCACACATCTCTTGGACGTATGGCCCTAGTGCATGGGACGAGATAGTACGCATAGAAGCACAGCAACGTAAAGAGCAACGTGAGCTAGTCTATAAAAAGCAAGAGTTCATAGACAACTGTATTAACTGGGCTGTAGGTATTGCAGTAGCATTAGCGGGTGTGGGTGCTTTAATAATAGGGATGTACTTCCTAGGCGTAAAACAAGGCAAGTGGTAAGGAAATAACATGGCTAGAGCACTAACAGAAAAGCAACAGCGCTTCCTAGAGGTACTCTTTGATGAGGCTAACGGTGATGCAGTAGCAGCTAAGAAGCTTGCAGGTTATGACCCTGCATCTAGCACTTCGGCTATTGTTGAGGCTCTCAAGGATGAGATTGGTGAGAAGACACGTACTTACTTTGCACGTGTTGCTCCTAAAGCTGCTATGTCTATGGTAGGTGCTCTGTATGACCCTACTGAGCTAGGCATAAAAGAGAAGATGGTTGCAGCTAAGGACTTGCTAGATCGTGCAGGACTTGGTAAGGTAGACAAAATAGACGTAACATCTGGCGGAGGCATCTTCTATCTGCCACCAAAAGAAGGTTCAAACGAATAATACCTGATAGAGATTTAGGGTTCTGGCAGTTACCATTACCTCCCAAGAACCACACAAAAGAATGGCATCCTATAGTTAAGATTGCTAAGAAAGTACCGTTTGGCTACAGGGTAGATCCAGAGAACGATAGGGTGCTTTTACCTATTGAGTCAGAACTTGAGGCTTTAGAGCTTGCAAAGCGTCACCTTAAGCAGTATAGTTATCGTGCGGTAGCAGCCTGGCTAAGTAAAGAGACAGGTAGAACTATATCTTTTACAGGCCTAAAGAAAAGAATCGAAGTTGAGCAAAAACGTAGAAAAGCAATTACAATTAAACGTAAGCTTGCCAAGTGGCTCGAAGAAACGCTTGACCAAATCGAAAAGCTCGAAAGGAAAGGCGCAGGAGCCTACACAGACCCTAACGAAAAGTATTGAGGAGCCTGTAGCTACTGTTATAGAGACTGTACCTGCACAAGTTAAAGCACCTGAGTATGATGTTGAGGAAGCTCAACAGGTAGTATTCAAGCCTAACCCTGGCCCTCAGACATTCTTCTTGAGTGCGTCAGAGCGTGAGGTACTTTATGGTGGAGCAGCTGGTGGGGGTAAGAGCTACGCCATGTTGGCTGACCCTCTACATGGACTGAATGACCCTAACTTCTCAGGGTTGCTAGTCCGACATACTACGGAAGAACTAAGAGAACTTATACAAAAGAGTCAGGAGTTATACCCCCGTGCAATACCTGGTATTAAGTGGTCGGAACGTAAATCGCAATGGACTTCTCCTCAGGGTGGCAGACTTTGGATGTCTTATCTTGATAAAGACACGGATGTCACACGCTATCAAGGTCAGGCTTTTAACTGGATTGGATTCGATGAGCTTACGCAATGGTCTAGCCCTTACGCTTGGGATTATATGAGATCAAGATTACGTAGTAGTTCCAAGGACTTAGGTCTTTATATGAGAGCAACAACAAACCCCGGAGGAGCAGGACATGCTTGGGTTAAAAAGATGTTTATTGACCCTGCAATCGGTGGTAAGCCGTTCTGGGCAACTAATATTGAAACAGGCGACACGATTACTTTCCCTAAAGGGCATAGTAAAGAAGGCGCACCTTTATTTAAAAGACGCTTTATTCCAGCCTCTCTATTCGACAATCCGTACTTGGCTGACGCTGGCGACTATGAAGCAATGCTTCTCTCGCTTCCAGAGCATCAGCGCAAGCAGTTACTTGAAGGTAACTGGGACATTAATGAGGGTGCAGCTTTTCCAGAGTTTGACCGAAAGGTACATGTCGTGGACGCATTCGATGTACCTGACTCTTGGGCAAAGTTTAGGGCTTGCGATTACGGTTATGGTAGCTACACTGGTGTTCTGTGGTTTGCTGTAGCACCTGATGAGCAAGTCATTGTGTACCGTGAGATGTACGTATCTAAAGTTACAGCTTCTGATTTAGCAGATTTAATACTTGAAGCAGAAGCAAAAGATGGTACAATAAGATACGGGGTGCTAGATAGTTCTTTATGGCACAACCGTGGCGACACTGGGCCTAGCTTGGCAGAGCAGATGAATATGAAAGGGTGTCGTTGGCGTCCGTCTGACAGGTCAAGAGGCTCACGTGTCGCAGGTAAGAACGAGATACATAGACGGTTAAAGGTGGATGAGTTCACTGAGAAGCCTCAACTTGTATTCATGGATAACTGTACAAACACTATTGCACAGATACCTAGTATTCCTCTGGACAAGCGGAACCCAGAAGATGTTGATACTCATGCAGAGGATCACTTATATGACGCTTTAAGATACGGTATTATGACACGTCCACGTAGCAGCATATGGGATTACAACCCAGCAAAACAACGCACTGGCTTTCAGGCTAGTGATCCATCATTCGGGTATTGATAATGGCAGAACAAGAAGAAATGTTTGAAACAGATGAAGTCGTAGCTGCAGAAGACAGTACTGACAGTATCTTTGAGACTAAATCAAGTGTAGTATCTTTTATTGAAGAACGCTACAAACGTGCTGAGGATTCTCGCTTTGCGGATGAGGAACGTTGGCTACGTGCTTATCGTAACTATCGTGGCTTGTATGGTAAGGATGTACAGTTCACTGACACTGAGAAGTCTCGTGTATTTGTTAAGGTCACTAAGACTAAAACACTTGCAGCATACGGTCAGATCGTAGACGTATTATTCGGTAACAACAAGTTTCCTCTTTCTGTAAACCCTTCTGTGCTCCCTGATGGTGTAGCTGAGTCGGTACACATTAACGTTGATCCTAATGCAGCCGCTGCTGGTGAAGCACTAAATCCTGTAACACAGCAAGGCAAAGCACAGCCATACCTACTTGATGGTAACAATAAGTTAGAACCTGGTGAAACACTAGCAGATCTCTCTAGGCGTCTTGGCCCACTGTCTAGCAAGCTAGAAGCAGTATCAGATAAGATCATTGAGGGTGACGGTACTACACCAACTACCGTTACATTCCATCCTGCCATGGTTGCAGCTAAGAAGATGGAAAAGAAGATACATGACCAGCTTCAAGAGTCAGGTGCTTCTACGCATCTACGCTCTATGGCGTTTGAGATGGCTCTACTTGGCACAGGTGTCATGAAAGGCCCGTTTGCTGTAGATAAGGAATACCCCAACTGGGATGAGCAGGGTGAGTATGACCCTATTGTAAAGACTGTACCTGAGTGTAGCCACGTTTCTATATGGGACTTCTATCCTGATCCAGAAGCTAAGTCTATGAATGATGCAGAGTATGTTGTTCAACGTCATAAGATGTCTCGCACACAGCTACGCTCACTCAAGTCTCGCCCTTACTTTATGTCTGACTCAATTAGCATGGCTATTGATAAAGGCCCCAGCTACATTCAGAAGTACTGGGAAATGACTATGGAGGATGACGATACACAGCCAGCCTCTGAGCGTTGGGAAGTATTAGAGTTCTGGGGCTTTGTTGATACGTCTGTACTGGAACAGCATGGTGTGGCTATCCCCAAGGCACTTAAAGATTTAGATGAAGTAAACTGTAACGTGTGGATCTGTAATGGTGAGGTACTTCGCTTTGTACTTAACCCATTCAAACCTACACGTATCCCTTACTACTCCGTACCCTATGAGCATAACCCTTACTCCTTCTTTGGTGTAGGTATTGCTGAGAACATGGATGATACTCAGACATTGATGAATGGCTTTATGCGTATGGCTATTGACAATGCTGCACTGTCTGGTAACCTCATCATTGAAGTAGATGAGACTAACCTAGTTCCGGGCCAAGACTTATCTGTGTACCCAGGCAAGGTGTTTCGGCGTCAGGGCGGTGCTCCAGGGCAAGGAATCTTTGGTACTAAGTTCCCTAACGTAGCACAAGAGAACATGCAACTCTTTGATAAGGCACGAGTTCTAGCTGATGAGAGTACTGGATTCCCTAGTTTTGCTCATGGACAAACCGGAGTATCAGGCGTTGGGCGTACAGCTTCTGGTATTTCTATGCTTATGTCTGCTGCTAACGGTTCTATTCGGACGGTAGTTAAGAACGTAGATGACTACTTGATTCGCCCACTAGGCAAAGCTTTCTTCTCATTCAACATGCAGTTTGACTTTGATGAGAAGATTCGTGGTGACTTAGAGGTACATGCCTCTGGTACAGAAAGCTTAATGGCTAACGAAGTACGGTCACAACGCTTGATGCAGTTCTTGCAAGTAGCACAGAACCCAGTACTAGCTCCCTTTGCTAAGATGGACTACATCATTCGTGAGATTGCTAAGTCTATGGATCTTGACCCAGACAAGGTTACTAACTCCATGCAGGATGCCGCTATACAGGCTGAGATCCTAAAAGGCTTCCAGGCTCCCGCACAGCCTCCTGTAGGGCCAGAAGGCGTTAACATGCCTCAGGGTAGCCCAGCGCCAGAAGGACAGGCTCCACAGGGCGTACAGGACACCTCAGGTGGTGGTGGCTCTCAGATAGGCATTGGCACAGCACCTACACCAGGTGAGCAAGGGTTTACTGGTAATGTCGCTTAAGAGCTTCGTAAACGATAAGGCTAAATGGGATGCGTTTCTAGTTGAGATTGAGGAGCGCATCTCCATACAACACCGTAGCATGGAGAGTGTTACAGATACCTCTGAACTATACAGACATCAGGGTGCTTTACGTGCTCTTAGGCAACTACAATACTTGAGGGACAAAGTGAATGGCTGACTTAGATAAGCAGACAGAGGAAGCTTTAGGTTGGGCTGCAGAGGGTAAGAAGCTTGCTGTAGACATTCCAGAGGTGTCTTTTAAAGATGCTGCTACCTTTGTTGCTGAGATGACACCTATCGTTGGTGACGTTATGGCAGCTAAGGAAGTCTATGACGAACTACAAAAAGATGAGCCTAATTACTACTTAGCAGGTGCGCTGGGCGGTGCTGCTCTTGTAGGACTTGTACCAGGTTTAGGCGATGCTGCTGCTAAAGCTATTAAGAAGGGTGCTAAAGAAGTATTTGATGTAGCTAAACGTGTAGAGGTAGATCCTAATGCTATGGGTTCTGGTCTTGGTAATGTACAATTAAAACCTAAACAGCCATTCAAGAAGACACGAAGCGCTTATAGAATAGCAACACAGGCGGATGATGGGAAGTTATATCCGTTATTTGTTAATGCTTCTGATGAGATACCTGTTGGTGAATGGGTATCAGCATCTGTACCGCCTGTCACCTTTAAAGGTGCTAATGGTAATATGTATGTACCCAGTAGAGGCGCTGCAAGATCTAAAGGTGAAAAGTCTAAAGCAACAGGAGATATGCAGACCCTTCCAGACCAAGAGACTGCAGATCAATTAAAAGCAGCAGGATTCTCTGTTGAAAAACCTAGTAAGGCTGCACCTTTTGGTAAAGTAAGAGCAGTTGCGTCTAGGCCAGGTTTTCATGCAACTACAAAGCCTGTTGCACATCACTTAGGTCCAGAGGATCTTATTATTACTTCTGCTGAAAGGAATAAGCTTTTAAAGGCAGGAGTAACACCAAAAGCCTTTAAAGCAAAAACCTTTAACTATCTTGACGGTAAGCTTGTAGGCAAAAAGAAGGTAGCTGAATTATCTGCAGAAGATAAGAAAAGAGTAAAGACCCAGAAGAAATACTACGTAAAACGCAGAGCAGAGGATCAGGTCTTTGTTGAGGTAGACATGGCAGATGATACCAGTGAAGATCTTTTAAAATACATGCAGGAGCGTAACAGGACAGACATAAACGATAAACTCCCTTCTGGCGGTAGTTATACTTATCAAGACGGTCAGGCAGATGCTGAAACATGGGTAGTAGGCGGTGATATGAAAGTTAACCGTGTATTAAGTCGTGAAGAAGCAAAGGCAGCACAAGAGGCTGCTGGTGTAAAAGATCTCCCTTACAGGGATGAAATAGAAGAAATACTAGGACGTAAGTTCGCTAAGGGTGGTTTAGTAGGAGAAGAAGATATGTACACGGGCCAACAAGATTCTCTAATAGCCACAGGTATGGCTGACGATTTAATTCAGGGCGAAGACGATCAAACAGTAAGAGCCTTTGCATTAGGGGGTTTAGCAGAAGATGTAGACCCTGTGTCAGGCAATGAAGTCCCTACAGGCTCCTTACCAGAAGAAGTACGTGATGACATCCCTGCTCAACTAAGTGAGGGTGAGTATGTTGTACCTGCTGATGTAGTACGTTTCTTTGGTGTTAAGTTCTTTGAGGATCTACGCACAGAAGCTAAGACAGGCTTCAATGCTATGGAAGCTAATGGACGTATTGGCGGTGAACCTATTGGTATGGAGATGGGCGGTGACGAACTACCCTTTGACATCTCTGAGCTACAGATAGTTGATGACGGTGAAGAAGAACAACCTATGATGAACAAGGGTGGTTACATCTCTGGTTATGCTCCTGGTGGCTTAGTTGATACAGGTGACATCCCACTGACAGAAGAGAACTACCAAGGCACAGGCATGGAGCAGCGCCAGTACAGCAATGCTGCAGGTAATATCATTACTATTCTGTTCTTCAACGGTATGCCTATGAGTGCAGTGCCTGATGGGTATTCTCCCTATACTCCAGAAGCTGTACCTAG